AGTGGGTCTTATTTGCTAGGCTCACCCTTTCGGTTTATTTGCTAGGCTCATACCCTTATTTAATTGTTATGTCGTTAGACTATCAGATAGCACTGACAAAGTCTAGGCGACACGCCGTTAGGCGTGTGTGACTTAGCCCACATGGGCTACCGCTAAGGTGCGGTATTCATCTAGACCGCCATTAGTAGGACGGACACGGACAAGATACGCATCAGCGTTTTCATACCACACGCTAGGGCGTGGCTCAGCATCTTCAATGATGCCTACAATAGAGCGGCTACGATAAGCCTTACCGATTAGGATATTTTCAATTGAGTATAGATTAGCAGTCATTTAGCTACCTTCTTTCTTTTAGTTAGTTAGTATTATTTCAGATTTATTTAATTTTATCAAGCCGACACGCCGTTAGGCTTGTGTGACCTGTGTCACACTTTCTTGATACTTTTTAGACCACTCACAAGAAACCTCGTGGTATCTAATCCATGTAGAAGTTTTAAATCTTTTACAGATGTAGCATTTATGCCACTTCTGACGGATTACCACTTGTGGTAGAGCCTGCGAATACAGGTCAGAAATTTCATGGTGAGAATTGCACTCACATTTATTTGTTTTAGTGTTAATGTTTTTCATTTTCATCAACCTTTCTTTTTTCTATCTAATAATAAAATACTATCATGGGGGTCTGACAAATTTCAAGTTTAAAATGCTAACAATTCGGACATTGTGACTGACATCACACAAAATTCATGTGAGATACATCACAAACATGGGCGCACTATCCGAAATGTCCGTTTTGCACATTATATGGATCATACATAATAAAAATATATTAACATTTTTAGAAATCTGATTTTTGTGTTCCACGTGAAACTGAAAAGCTGCAAAAAAAAATTTTATAACATTTTTATAGATCTAAAAAACAGTCGACTAAAATAAGTTTATAAAAACTATTGACTCATCAATTTTTGTAATGTTATACTTATGTTTGGTTTGTGGGGGCTTACACTGGAACTCAATATATACCAGATGTCGCTTCTCTCTATTCTCAACATTGTAGCAAAATTTTCAATGGGGGGAAAGGGGGGCTTTCCTAAAATCTAATATTCCCAGATATCAATATATTATATAATATATATATGGAAACAGCTTTCTTTATTGGATGCATATCTGGCATAGTTATTATAGGATTTGCCTTATTGGCATCCCTTAATGAAGATAATGATCATTGGAGAAGAAAGGGATAATATATATGATAGAAATTTGGAAAAAAGCCAAAGAAAACCAAGAAGTACTTCATTTTAAAAATTTTCAAAATCCAGAAATAGGCTGGGAAGAAGTTTTATCATATGTATATAACGAATCGTTAAAATATAATGTTAATGTGCATAATGACGCTAAAAATTCAGGGGCAGCTGAATTAGGAAATATATTGGCCTGGAATGGATATTTCAATATTAGAGACAATAACTTATTTCACTTTAAAGGAGTAAGAGAACTTTTAGAAAAAGTAAATGGCGGGAATTCTGGAGAATATTGTCAATACTATAGTACAGTTCCTGGGACATATGATCCTTATAAGTGTAATTGTAATATACCATGGCATACCCAAGCTTTAAGATTTAATATAACACACCATGTTGTTCCTGATCACAATGACCCAAATGATGTACTTTACTGGCAATTACTTGGTACTTCAGTTTGGCAAATTAATAAAGATAAAAAATATACCCTAGAACCTGGAGATCTTTTTTATTTTAGTAAAGAAGATTCTCATTCCGTATTTCAAGATGGTCCAAGATCTGGTATCATTATAGATAATCTATCTGAGCCTGGAAGAAGAATAAACAATTGAGAGTTATTTATAAACTATGTGGTTCTATTTTCCGCCGCACTTTTTTTTGCACTTTTTCACTAAATTGGAGACAATATGAATGATATATTTAAAAAAGCTGTAGAAGAAGATACCCCAGCTATTTATTTTGAAAACTTTTATAAGCCAGAATCAACGTGGCAGGATGTTATGGAGTATATATATAAAGCATCAGACACCCCTTCTAGTTTTAATCAAAATAATGAAGAAAAAGATGTTCATAAAGTAGAAATAATTGGAAGTTTAAAAATACAAAGAGGAATATATTTAATACCACTTGCAAGAGATTTACATAAAGTATTTAAAGAGGCATCTGGATTGATGGAAAAAATAACTGGAAGCGATAAGGTTAATTCTTGTAAATACTATGATGGTGAGTATAATCAGTTTCCATGTGATTGCGGCTCAATTTGGCATATACAGGGATTAAGGTTTTCTGCAACTCCAATTGTAATAAATCATCATAAAGATCCTTGTGATGTGTTATATTGGCAAATGTTAGGAACTTCTTATTGGACAATAAATAGAGAAAAAGAATATAAGTTAAACCCTGGAGACATGTTATACATAAATAAAAATGCAACACATGGGATTAGACAAGATGGGCCAAGAGTTGCAATATTAATAGATGGTTTAAAACCAGGTTACGGGAAAGATGACATCTGAAAAAGAAGATCCCCAGATGTTTAAAATAATATCTGCTCAAGAATATTTAAATAAAATAAAATTAGATAAAAATATAGAAAACCTACAACATAAATATTTTCACGATAATATTAACTCTAGAGGATTTAGAGGAAAAGAATTTGGTCAATCAGATGCATTAATTTTAGGATGTTCTCAAACATATGGATATTCTTTACCTTATAAATATATGTGGAGCACAATGTTATGTGAAAATCTAGATATTTCTTTTTCTAATCTTTCTTTTCCTGGCTCAAGTCTACAGACACAAGTACTTGAAGCATTTAGATACTTTAAAGAGTATGGTAATCCAAAAGTTATTTTTGCAGCATTCCCATTTAGCAGAATAGAGCTCCCAAGGGTTAAATTTGAAATTTTTTTTAGAGGGCTTATATCTCCAGATGATAAAAAAAGTCTTTTTTCAATAAACGTCTTAAATTTAAATAGTAAGCTTATTAATTCATCTACAGATCTTATTATTAAAAAACCGTTTGATTTCAACAACATTATCCCTATAGAATTTGCTGTATATTATAATGAAATTTTTATAATGATGCTTGAACAATATTGTAATTCAAATAATATAAAATTATATTGGACATATTGGGAGTCTACAAATGAAAAATTTAAAGATGTTGTATCTTATAGTCATAAAAGTTTTTTTAAATTTAATTCTGAAGAAATATTTGAAAAAAAATATATTTTTAAAGATGAATATTTTAATCATATGTGCGAATCGTTAAAAAATGATGATTTATTTTATAAGGCTGATGACAAAATGCATTGGGGCATATATCAAAATTTATGTGTATCTGATTTAATGAAAAGAGAATATAATGAAAGTAAAGTTATTTAAATAAAAAGCAAAAATCCCAACCAGAGGCGGATCTAGTTGGGACCTGCTGCACTTACGTGCTTAGTTCTAGGAGCTAAGCTCTACTAGTACTAATTTTTTTAATTATTCTTTTTATTAAATTTTCTTTTTTTCTACTACATACTGTACAATCTGTATCTTTTGGACATCTGTGATGACTATGGTCATATGGGAAATATGGACCATACATTCTTCTAGCAAAATGTCTAGGCATAATTAAATTATAGCACTATTCAGATTTTAATATATCGTTTTCATCTAACTTATCATATACAGCTGACATGTAATAGATCATTCCAGGATGTGCTTCAATAATTGATTTTTCTATATCATCTTCTGACATGCCACTCATTGATGCCATATATCTATTAGTTTGTTCAAATACTCTAACCATTAGATCAACAACTGCTTCTTTAGTTTTTTCCATCATTATCTTCCGCTCTGTATGCTGGCGAGGGGCCCAGCAAAAAACCCTCTGTATGATATTCTACCATTTTAGAGACTTGAAGTCTAGACTCTTCATCTTTTGCTAAAGAATTAGCTATAAGGGTTAAAATATCATAAATTCTATGAAGCATAATATAATTTACCATAGGTAAATTATCTTCTAGATTATTGGTCTGCTGATTGTCCATCTTTTATTTTCATATCTTCTAAAACTTCATCTATAGAAGTTAGTCCACGAGATTTTGCATCATTTAAATATTCTCTAACTATAACTAAAGCTCTTTCTGCAAGCAGCAGTCCTGGCATATGGATACAAGGAATATTTCTCGCTACTTTAGCACGTAATTCTTCATTAAATTCATTTTTTAATGGCATTTATTGCTTCTTTCATTTGATTATATAATTTATATCCGACAACCTTTTTATAATTACAAGAAAGGCAATATAAAAATATTTTTTCATTTATATCTTGATTAGACATAAGAAGGCCTTGATCTAATGGACATTCCATTTTTTGAACAAGGCCCTCTTCTGCCAGAGCTAAATATTTAGATACTATTTGTATCTTCAATTTATCTCCTTACTACTTTGGAAATTGAATCATCAATTTCTTTGCTTTATTTATAGAATTAGGCCAAGATGACCAATTCTTACCGCCTTGAGTCATGTGATACGTTATCTCTGCGTTTATGACTGGATCAAATAAAAGTACATTTGATCTCAACTCGAATTTCTCTTTACGATCTGTGCCAAGAGCTCCCAGCATATTGATCTGAAAAATTCCGTAGGAACTGTCTCCAGTACTCCTGTTGCCATTGTATGCCATAGGGCGTCCGTTAGACTCCGCTTTAGCGATGGCCCACGCCATTTTAAGGGCGTTTCCTTCAAAACCTACATTCTTGAGTAGAGTTACCAACTCTTTGTCTGTAAGCATCTCTGAAGGCTTGTATACAGTATTGCTGAATTTTTCCAGCGTTTCTCTTTTCAGTTGTGCTTCATTTTTTGTCTCTGGTTTTACAACCAAAGCTTTGGCTGGTGTAGAATTTATAACTGGTGAGCCAGAATATAAAAACATTAAACCAACCGCTATTGCAACGTAATGATGTAAAACATCACTAAGTTTTTCTTTATTCTCCATTGGCATTTCCTCCATTAGAGATAACGGACTATAATAATAACATTGTTTTATAATGTATGTCAAGTTAGTTGACTAAAATATTTATTGTAGTTAACTAATAAAATTATTTGTTTTTAATATAAAAAATATAAAAAGACTTCACATAAGAAATTATTTTTGGTAGAATTAACTTCTTAATTAAAATTTATTAGCCAAAAGGCGGAAAAGGTATATTATGACATATTTAGATTCTTTTAAAACATCTTCAGACTACTTTGAATGGAAGCCAATGGAGTATGTTGAAGAAAATCCTAATTCTTATTTAATACCAAATCCTTATGAAAACTTTATTGCTATATCAAGATATGCAAGATGGATTCCAGAGGAAAGCCGCCGAGAAACTTGGAAAGAAACTGTAGATAGATATTTTAACTTTATGCTTTCACATTTAAAGAAAAAACATGACTATGTTCCAGATAAAGTTTTGCTGTCTAACCTTAAGAATGAAGTTTATAGCAGAAATGTAATGCCTTCTATGAGAGCAGTAATGACTGCAGGTGCTGCTTTAGAAAGAGATAACGCAGCTGGATATAATTGTTCTTATTTACCAGTTGATAGTATAAGATCTTTTGACGAAACCATGTATATTTTAATGTGCGGAGCTGGAGTAGGGTTTTCTGTAGAATATAAATATATTAATCAGTTGCCAAGTATTCCAGAGTCTTTAGAAAAAGTTGAAGATGTTATTGTTGTAGAAGATTCAAAAGTTGGATGGGCTAGTGCTTATAGAACATTGTTAGAAAACTTATATAATGGAAAAATTCCCTCTATTGACATAAGTAATTTAAGACCAGCAGGCGCCAGATTAAAAACTATGGGTGGAAGATCTTCTGGTCCACAACCATTAGTTAATCTTTTTGATTTTACTATTAAAATTTTTAAAAATGCTTTAGGCAGACAACTTAAGCCTATTGAATGTCATGACATAATGTGTAAAATAGGAGAGGTTGTTGTTGTAGGTGGAGTACGTAGATCTGCTATGATTTCATTGTCTAATATAAATGATATCGAGATGGCACATGCTAAATCTGGAAACTGGTGGGAGAATAATTCGCAAAGAGCATTATCTAATAATTCAGTAGCTTACTCTAGAAAGCCTCCAATGGAACAATTTATTGCTGAATGGAAAAATCTTTATGATTCAAAATCTGGAGAAAGAGGTATATATAATGTCGAGGCTGCACAACGACAAGCAGAGCGTTATGGAAGGGATCCTAATATTCATTATGGTACCAATCCTTGTTCTGAAATTATTCTTCGTCCGTATCAATTTTGTAACCTTTCGGAAGTTGTTATTAGACAAGACGATACAGAAGAAACGCTAACTAGAAAAGTTCAACTTGCTTCTATTCTTGGAACATGGCAATCAACCCTTACAGATTTTACATATTTAAGAGACATATGGAAACAAAATACAGAAGAAGAAAGATTATTGGGTGTTTCCCTAACTGGACAATTTGGAAATGCTATTTTTGCAGGCAAAGCAAGATCTGAAAATGAATTTGAATGCGGTAAAGGTTGTATTGGTTTATGTACAAATAAAGATCATATTAAAGAAGATAATTATACAAAATTAGAACATATGTTACAAAGACTTAGATCTTTAGCAAGAGAAACAAATGCTACTGAGGCACAACATATAGGAATTAATGCTTCAGCTGCTATAACATGTGTAAAGCCTTCAGGTACTGTTTCTCAGCTAACTGGGGTTTCGTCTGGCATGCATCCTTGGCATTCTGAGTATTATATTAGAACTGTTCGTGGAGATAAAAAAGATCCATTGTCTAATTTCTTAAAAGATATAGGAATTCCATGTGAAGATGATTTTATGAATCCAAATAATACATATGTATTTTCTTTTCCAGTTAAAGCACCAAATAAAGCGGTAGTAAGAAATGAACTTACAGCAATAGAACATTTAGAAATATGGCTTTTGTATCAGAGAGCCTGGTGTGAACATAAACCATCTATTACTATTTCAGTAAAAGAAGATGAATGGATGGAGGTTGGTGCATGGGTGTGGAAACATTTTGACGAAGTTTCTGGAATTTCATTTTTACCTCATTCAGATCATTCTTATAAGCAAGCCCCATATCAAGAGGTAGTAAAAGAGGAGTATGAAGAATTAGTTTCTAAAATGCCTAAAAATATTCGTTGGTCAGATTTATCATTTTATGAAACAGAAGACGGAACCTCTACAAATGCCACTTTGGCATGTAGTTCAGATGGAAATTGTGAACTTGTAGATATTTCAGCTTAGGGGTATAATAATATTTAGGGTAATACCCTATTCCTGGGCAACCCGCCCAGAAAATAAGGAGGTCTTATGAAAGAAGATCTTAATAATGATGGAAAGGTAACAATGCAAGAAAAAATTCTAGCAGCATTAGCCAGCTATGGTCGTCACTTTTTAGGTGCCGCTATTGCTTTGTATATGACTGGAAATACTGACCCAGGAGATTTAATTAAGGGTGGTATCGCAGCCTGCTTACCAGTTATTTTAAAGGCATTAAATCCAAACGAATCAAGTTTTGGGTTTACAAAGAAGGCATAATTTAACATCAAGTTAGGACAACTCTTATGCTAAAATAAAGCATAGGAGTTTTCCTATTTTAGGGGTATTTAATGGCTGCACAAAAGAATTTTGAAGTTGATCAAAACTCAACTTTTACATTTGAGGTTCAATATCTAGATGAAGATGAGAGCCCAATACAACTTCATTTTCATACCGCCAAAATGCAGGTAAGAGATACACAGGGTGGGAAAAAAATAGCTTTTACATTAACAGAACAAGACGGAATTACAATAAGTCCAACTGAAGGCAAATTATCAATATCTATTGCAGCAGATAGAACAAATAAAATGTTTTATCCAAAATCTGCATATGATTTGGTATTAATAGATCCAAGTGTAAATAAGACAAGACTTTTAGAAGGGTATATGACTCTTAATAGGGCCGTGACAATTTAATGGGAACAAGATTAATTGTAACTGAAAATAATCCACTGGTTGTAGTCAGAGCTTCTGGCGCACCAGGAAGAACTATTATTAGCGGTGAAGGCGACCCATCAAATAATTTAGGAGTCCCTGGAGATTTTTATTTTGATAAATTAACAACTAGGTTTTGGGGACCTAAAGATTCAAATACCAATACATGGAATATAAATAATAGTTTTATATTAGATAAGCAAATAGCCCTAACTCATTCTTGGGAGCTTGCTCAAGTTACTGGGCCAGTAGATGGGGTATATTCAGTAGAAATAGTCCATAATTTAGGCTTTCATCCAAACGTAACAGTCAAGTCTAGTAGCGGCGACATATTAGAAACGGGAATAGTCTATAATAGTCTTAATATAATTACACTGACGATGGCACAGCCGTTTTCAGGGACAGCGCATCTGTCTTAAAGGGAGTGAATAATGGCAAGAAAATTTTTGGTTAGCATTGACCTAAATAAAAATGAATTACTCAATGCCAGAATCCAGAATCTTGGAGTTGCACCAAGCAGCCCAGTAACTGGTCAAATTTATTACGATTCAAATGATAACTTACTCTATTTTTGGAATGGTTCAGAGTGGTTAACAGCATCAGGTGACTTTGGTGTTGGAAATTATACAACAAGATTAAAGTTTGGTGAAGCAGTAAGTCATGGAACTTCGCCTTATGTTGCACGTGCAGATCATAAGCATGATGTAGCAGATATTCTAGGAACAACAAATCAGATAACAGTAGCTAAAGCTGGTAATGGAGACGTAACCCTTTCGATTCCAACAACTTTAGATGTTACAGATGTAAATGCAGCCACAGTAGACACATCTGGTCACGTAACTGTTGGCGGCAATTTAGAAGTTTCTGGAATTACAACAATACAAGGATCTACTACAGTAAACGACTCCCTAAATGTTACTGGCGCAGTAGATCTTGATAATACATTAAACGTAGACGGTGCGGTAACACTAGGAACATCTTTAACTGTTACAGGTTCATCTATATTTAATGATCCAGTAGACATAAATTCATCTTTAACTGTAGATGGAGTAACCGTAGTAAATGGTGAAGCTACATTTAACGAAGATGTAATTATTGCAAATGGTAGTTTCTTAACAGTTGCAGGCGGAGTAGATGTAAATTCTACATTAGACGTAGCTTCTACAGCAACATTTGATGGAAATATACAAGCAAACCAAAACCTAACAGTAGTTGGAACAATTACTGGAGATGTTACTGGAGATTTAACTGGTAATGCAGATACCGCTTCCACATTAGAAACAGCAAGAACAATTTCTCTATCTGGAGATGTTGCTGGTTCTGTATCATTTGATGGTAGCCAAAATGTAACAATATCTACAACTGTACAACCTAATTCAGTAGCACTTGGCGACGATACTACAGGCGCATATGTTGCTACAATCCAAGGAACAGCTAATGAAATTACAGTATCTGGATCTGGCTCAGAAACAGCAGCAGTAACAATTGGATTACCAGATGATGTAACAATTACTAATAATTTGAATGTTGGCGGAAACTTAAATGTTACTGGTAACATCAATGCGGTAAATACAACACAAGTTAATATTTCTGATAATTATATTAACTTAAATAGCGATATGCCAGAGGAGAATTCTCCTTCGGTAGACGCAGGTATAAAAGTACATCGTGGTTTAGAAAATGATGTTGATATAAAGTGGAGTGAATCTGCTGATCAATGGCAATTAACTAACGATGGAATAAATTATCATGAGATAACAAGAAAATATAGTGCTACATTAAGCACATCAGCAACATCATATACTGTAACACACAATCTTGGAACAAAAGATGTTACTGTACAAATTTATGAAGTCGGTTCTCCATTTGCACAAATAGAGGCAGACGTAGAACATACATCAACATCTGCAATTACTATTAAGTTTGCGGTGGCGCCTTCAGCTGGAGCTTATAGAGTAGTCGTTATCGGATAAGGGGTTTAATAATGCCAAAGCTTAAATCATTATTAAACTTAGTAACATTAGAAGAAGATCCTGTTCTTGGTTCTACTGGAGATGTTTACTTTAATACAATTTCTAAAAACATAAAAATTTATAATGGTGCTATTTGGGTAGATTTGACTCCAGGCTCTACTGATCCCGCTCCATTCTATATGCATACACATAGTTATGATGGAGATGTTCATACAATTGACATACAAGAAACGATTAACTTTAATACAGATATTAACAATGAAGCTAATGTTGAAGAAGAAATTCCTGTTATAATAGGACTTGATGGTGGTGCACCAGAATCAACATATAACAATGCTTCTTATACACAGTTAACATTGTTAGACGGAGGCGAAATTGACAACTAATTTCCCAGCAAGTTTAGATAATCTAAATAATCCAAATGGCACAGATAGTATGGCAGGCCATGCTGCACTTCACGGTAATGTAAATGATGCCATAGAAGCAATTCAAGCAAAAATTGGTGTTGATGGATCTTCTGATTCTTCCTCTATAGATTATAAAGTATCTCAGTTAGAATCACAATTATCTGATTTAGATAATCAATCAGACTCCACACTAGAATTACTTGGACTGGAAGGTAATAATGACCTTACTATAACAGGTATAGAAAATAAAACTGCTGTAGATACATGGGCAGCAGGAGTATATAGAACAATTAAATATAATCTTCAAATATCAAGAGGATCTGAGTACCATACTTCAGACTTCTTGGTACTAAACGATGGTACTGATATTAACGTATCAGAAAGTAACATTATCTCAAATACCTCAAATAATCTTGCTTCCGTCACTTTTGAAACAAATGCAGGTATAATTAGTTTATGCGTAACTCCTACAAGTTCTGCTGTTACAGCCAGATTTGTAAGAACTGCGCTTAAAGCTTAAATAGGGGGTTGTCAGAGTGGCAACAGTTAACAAAAACTTTAGAATTAAAAATGGCCTTGTAGTTGAAGG